GGCGGCGACTTCGACGGCACGCTCGACTACAACGAGGGCGCCGCGAAGGCCGCGCGCCTCACCCGCACGGTGCTCTGCAGCGACTGCGGCGACTACCACACGGTCGGCACCAACTGCGCCGACTACGACGCCCTCTGAGACACACAACCCCGGGCGCGGGCTGCGGCTCGCGCCCTTCACTGGAGCACACGACCATGACGAAGCAGCAAGAGATCACCGCCCTCGACGCGTTCATCGCGAAGCTCGGCCCGAACAGCTACCTCGGCCCGTGGATGGCCGACCAGCGCGAGAGCATCGTCGCCGACATCCACTCCGACCTGCCGGTCGCGCCGCTCTCGCTGGGCGGCGCGTGGCGCAAGGCCGACCAGATCGTGCGCGACGCGCGCGAGTCGGCGAAGGTCATCACCGACACCGCGAGCACGAACGCGGAGCGGCTGCGCGCGCAGACGCAGAAGCTCTGCGACGACCAGCGCAACCACGTCGCCGACATCATCGTGCGTGCGAACGCCGAGGCCGTCGCGCGCCTCACCGGGCGGCGCTCGTGACGCCGCTCGTGCTCATCCTGCTCTGGGCCGTCGTCGTGCTCGCGCTGCGCGACGACGCGCCCTCGGGCGGCTGCGGCCCGGCGCGCGGCCCGAGCTTCGACGTGCTCTACGGCGGGTCGCCGACGGACCCGCCGACGCCCCAGCGGCGACCAGCGGGCGCTGCCCGGGACGCGAAAACCGGCAGATTCGTTAAGGTTTCTAGGGGCTTGACCTCTAAACCCTAGCGCATGGTATACTTGTGGAGTCGGGATCGGCGTTGGGCCGGTCCCACGACACTGGAGACGGACATGAAGACGAGCACGAAGCCCCTCAACACGGTCTACGCGGTGAACCGCGAACTGAAGTCACTCGGCGAGACGCCGCGCCTGCGCGCCGGTCGCGGCTACTACTACTTCGACGGCGACGCGTGCGCGTGGCCCTCGTCCTCGGTCTACGTCTGCTACAGCGACCAACTGACGGTCGCCGAGTGGCTCGCCGAGTACAACGTCCTCAAGACCGCCGCGAACCTCTACCGCTAACCTCGGGACACTGGAGCACACGACGATGAACGACACGACGAGCATCAAGGTGACGCGCGAACTGCGCGCCGAGATCACGAAGGCCGTGCGCGCGAACACGAGCGGCTTCGCGCCCTTCGCCGAGGCGGGCCTGCGCGACTGCAGCCCCGACGGCAACGGCGCCCTCCTGCCGAACGCGCTCGGCTGGACCGACGACAGCGACCTCGGCGACTTCCGCGCCGTGCGCGACTTGAAGACGATCAACGGCTACGCTGCCGCGCCCGGCTGCGCCGAGCTTGACCTCTACGTTCACTCGACGCGCCACGGCGACTTCGGACGCGAGCGCGACCTAGAGACGAACGTGTGCGTGCTCATCCGCGATGGGCACGTCGTCGGCGCCACGAGCGAAGGCCGCGAGATCGCGGCGCTCAAGGCGCGCCTCAACTTCCCCGTCGGCGACGGGTTCTAGTTCGCCACCGTTCACTCGACCACACTGGAGAACCGCAGATGACGAAGCAGCTACGACCGACCGAACCGACGCAGGACAACTTCGACTACCAACTCGGGCAGTATCACCAACTGCCCGATGCGGTGCAGACGCGCCCGGCCACCGTGCGCTCGACCGACATCGTGTCGAGCGAGACGTTCATCATTCAGACGGTGCGCCACGCGAAGGGCGATCTGCTCTTCATCGAGCACGTCGCGCGCAACCGCACGACCCGCATCGTGCTGCCGCCGCACGTCACCGACGTGATCGCCCGGCAGCGCGACGCCGTCGCCTACCTCGCGAAGCGCAAGCAGGGGCAGCGCCTCGCGGAGGCGCAGCAGGACGCGCCGAAGCGTCCGAACCCGCTGCTCGACCCGAAGGTGCGCGCGAAGGCGCTCGCCGCGCGCACGGCGAAGGCCGCGAAGCGCCGCGCTCGTCGCGAGGCGCGCGGCAAGTAGTTCACCCGGGGCGGGCTTCGGCCCGCCCCTTCACTGGAGACAACGACGATGAACACGAAGGCCGCACGCACCACCGAGCAGAACGAACGCGTGGAGATCATCCGCGCCATCAACGACGAAGTCAGCGCCGGGCTAGAGATCCGCAACGCCCGCTGGGAGCGGTGCGTCTATCGCGGCAACACGGCGTCGCTGCAGTCGGCGCTCAAGCATCTGCAGGAGGCGCGCCGGATCATCCAGACCGTCGGCGGCGGCGCGAACGAAGGAGGCTGGTGATGAACAGCACACTCTCGCCGTGGCCCTACACGTCGCTGCGCGACCCGCGCACCGTCGCCCGGGTCGGCGGCTACAGCATCTCGCACGAGTACCGGCTCGACTGGGATACGCGCGTCGCGGTGCTCGACCGCGAGGTGCTCACCGAGTCGCACTCGCTCTCGCTGCCGCACCTGAACGCGTGGCGCAAGGGCGACACGCTCACCATCTGCGGCGCGCTGCCGAGCGACTGCCCCGACCCGCACGCCGTGTTCACCATCGTGCAGCCCGACCAGCGACGCGCGCTCGCGTCGGGCGTGCTGCGCGCCGGGGAGTCGCGGTGATGGCACTCGGGGATCGCGACACCATCGACCCGTGCAAGTGCGGGCACGCGAAGGGCGACCACGAGCTACGGCTCGGGCAGCGCGGCAACTTCACGCCGTGCAGCCATCGCCGCTGTCAGTGCTCGGGGTTCCGCGCGCTGCGCCGCACCAGCTTCATCAGCAAACCGAAGAGGAGATCGACGTGACCATCGACGTTTCGTTGCAGGCAACCGGCGCCGACTACCGCGAGCAGGGCGTGACCGTTCACCTCCCGCCCGAGGTGCAGGTCGTGCGCTACAACCCGCGCGACAGCACGCGCGCTGCCGAGGTGATCGGCGACCGGCGCAAGCTCGCGCGCACGCTGCGTGAGGCGGGCTACAACGTCGTGTGGCTGGACGACAACCCGGCAGTGGCGCTCGCCTCGCGCGTCAGCCCGGCGCGCACGGCGGCGTCGCAGGCCAACGGCAAGCTCTCGCCCGGGCGCCCGCGCAGTGAGGCGCTGCTCTGCCCTGAGCCGCTGCGCGGTGCGCTGATGGCGCTCGACAAGGGCACGCTCGCCGACATCGTCTACGTCGCCGCCGGGAACATCCCCGACGCGAAGCTGGCGATGGCGCAGACGAGCGCGGCGCGCGCACTGCTGGAGCCGGAGGAGGTGTCGTCGTGAAACGCTACCTCTCCGGCCTCATGTGTCGCTGGGGCGTGTTCCATCAGTGGAGGCCCGCACCCTCGACGGTCGTGCGCGGCGGCACCATCCCGTTCGGGCGCGTGATGATCAGCCCCGAGGTCTGCGCGCGCTGCGGCGCGGTGCGCGTCGTCTCGTGGCGCGTCGAGATCCCCGGCGAGATGTTCAGTGCGCCAGCCCGGCCCGACGACGCTGCGCGTTGAGCGTCTCGCCGATGGTCTTCCCCGTGCTGCCCCCACGGTATTTGTTCAGCACCGGCTTCGACTCATCGAGCGTCGCGAGGCGCTCGATCAGTTCGTTGCGCGTGAAGCCCGAGAGCGGGTGATCCTCCAGCCCCTTGACCAGCCACTCGCCCAGCCCGCCCGGCGACTGGTTCTTGTAGATCGGGAACGTGCGCCCGTCGGGCATCGTGACGTGCCACTCGCCTTCCATCTGAAAGTCCGGTCCCTTCTTGATCGTGACCGGCCCATCGACGCCGGGCACCGTCGTCGGCTTCGGCCCGCGCGCGGCAGCGGTCGCGGGTGCCGAGCGCGAGCGCCCGCGCACCTCCTGCTCGGCCTGCCACTGGTCGAGCATCTTCGACTGCTGATCGGACAACCCGCCGCCCTCTCGCAACCCGCGCAGCCGCTCGGGCACCTTCTCCGGCGTCAACTCGCCGCCGCGCTCGTAGACGCCCGGGCGCCGCTCCTGCTGCGCGCGGATCGCCGCAGGCGACCGGCGTCCATAGGACTGCCCGCCGGTCTTCACGTTTTCGAACTTCTCCAGATCGAAGATCGAATCCTGCAGGTACTCCATGCCCAGCGACTTCGCGATGGCATTGTTCGCCTTGTTGCTCGGCAGCGCGACCACGTCGAGCACCAGCGTGCCCTCGGGCACCTCGCGCCCGCCGAACTGCATCGGCTTCTTCCCGGCGCGCCGCTCTGCTGCCGTCGGCGCCTTCACGACCCAGCCGCCGACGCCGAGGTTCGGATCGTCCAGCAGGTCCGCGTTGTCGCGGATGAAGGACGCGAGCGCGGAGTTGTAGTCGCCCTGCACGGCGCGCACGCCGCGCGGCACGATGACCTGCCGCTCAGGGTAGATGCTGACCGCTGAAACGGGCGAGCCGCCCGGGTCGGTGTTCGTCTTGATGACGCGCGAGAACCCGCTGTCGGGGCCGGTCGCGTTCGCGCCCAGCGTCTTCGCGAGCGCGGCGTTGCGCGCCTCGATGATCTTGCGCGCCTGCGCGGTGCGCTCCGACCACGGCGCGTCGGCAGGCAGCGCCGCCACCTCGGTCGCCAGTTCACGCGCCTGCGTCTGCGCGAGCTTGCGCTGCTGCGGGAACGGCAGACCCTGCTCCGGCGCCTCGGCGTGCGAGAGGTTGCTCTGCAGCTTCGCCTTGTACCACGTCATCGCCTGCGCTTGATCGACATCCAGCCCCTGCAGTTGCCCGGCGCGCTTCAGCCCCTGCTCGATGACTTCGTACGACACGTTGCCCGGCGTGCTCTGCCCGAGCCAGCGACTGCCGACGGCGGTCGAGCGCCCGGCCTGCTTCTGCACGGGCACCTCGTGCTGCTGCGCGTTGCGCCGCGCGAGCGTGTCGATGGCGTCGATCTCCCGCTGCGTGATCGGCGTGCCGCGCGCCTCCGCGCGCTGCGTCGCCTGCGCCATCAGCCGCTCCGTCTCGCTCGCGTAGCGTTCCTCATTCGTGCCGAGCGCGACGACCTTCTGCTTCGTGCGAGAGCCGCCGCGCTGCATCGGCTCGCCCGTCTGCGGGTCGAGCAGCGGCTGGCCGGTCTTCGGGTTCGTGCGATACACCGGCTCGCCCGTGCGCTCCGGCACTTCCGTCGGCAGACCTGCCGCGCGGTAGATCCAGCGGTCCACCGTCGCCGGGATCACCTCCTTGCCGGTGATGTCGGGACGCGTGCCCTCGGCGAGGTTGATGCCGTAGCTCTCGATCTTCCGCCCGCCGAAGCCCTCCTCCTTGCCGGTGACGATGTTCCGCAGCGCGGGCACGCCGGGCTTGTCGGGATCCATCCCGAAGAGGTTGCCGCCCGGCATCCGGTTCTCTTTCGTCCACTGCAGCAACTCCTCGCGCGAGAGGTGCGCGGGCGCGCCGTTGATCTGGTCAGCGGCCTCGGCGAACAGTTCGTAGTTCTGCTTCGGCGGCGTGTTCGTGCCGAACGTCGCGAGCGAGTCAACGCCGAGCGCCTGCTTCGTGGTCAGCCCGTCGGCGTTGACGGCCTCGCCCTCAGCCGCCGGGATCATCTCCTTGACCATGTCCTTCGCGCCGCGATACCAGTCGCCGAAGTGGCGCAGGTCGGGCCGCACGTTCTGCTCGTAGGTGCGCGGGTCCGTCGCGCGCCCGCCGCTCTCCGCGTGAACCTCTTCCAGTGCGCTGCGCGCCTTCGTGATGGCGGCGTCTTCCAGCGTCGTCACCTTCGCGGCCACCTTCTCGTCGGCCCAGCCGGGATACTTCGCGCGCACGTCGGCTTCCAGCGCGGGCCGGATCTCGTGGCGTACGATCGATTCGGCGCGCCCGATGGACAACTGCCCGGCGGCGTGCGTGGTCGCCTTCATCGTCGGCGTCATGTTGCGGTAGGCGGCGGCGCCGAGCGCGCCCATGCCCATGACCTGCAGCCCGGTGACGACGGCGTTGCGCCGGTCGTCGTCGGGGATCATCCGCCGCATGGCGGGCGAGTCGGCGATGGCGGATGAGCCGAGCGCGATGGCCGGGCCGACAACGGCCTGCGTGCCCGCCCGGCGCAGCCCGGTGCCCACCCGGGAGGCGACGCTGCCGACTTCCTCAGCCGCCCCGGCGAGGCCGCGCGACCGGGCGCCCAGCCCGCCGAACAGCAACTGGGTGCCTCCTCCGACGACCTGACTCGGGGATCCGCTCTTAATGCCCTCCTCAAGGTTCTGGGCGCCCGCCAGAGCCATTGTTCCGCTGACACCGCGCCCTACAGCCTCGGCGCCCCGGGCCGCTCTGGTGCCCGCCAGCAGGGGTCGTGCGGCCTCCTCGCCGAGGAAGGCCAGATCGAGGGGGCTGGTGAACTGGGCGCCGAGCTTGAGCGCCCGGCTGATGGTCGGGTGCCCCTCGATGTCCGGTCCCTCCAGCAGGGGCGTCTGTGCCCACTGCAGGCCGCGCTTGAGCAGCCCCTCGCCGGGCACCATGCTGGCCTGATAGACCTGCTCGGCGTTGTGCGTGCGGCCCGGGTCGCGCGGCCCGAGCGATGTCTCGCCGCGCGCGACCTCGGCAGGCGCGTCGTCCACTGCCGGGCCATCGATCCCCGGCTGGTAGTCGGGGTCGCCCGGCATCGGGTCGTCGGCGTCGCTGCTGCCCGGCAGGATGCCCGGCTCCGGCATCTCCGGCGCGCCGGGGCGGTCCTCGTCGTAGCCGGGCGCGTCGGCGTAGGCCGAGTCGGGGTTCGCGCGGTCGGTGATGCCCGGCGTCAGCCCCTGACCGCCGATGAGCTTCTGCAGTTCGTGCTGATACTCCTCGTCGGTGAGGTCGGCGCCGCCGCTGGCGGGATGACCGCCCGCCGCCTGCTCGTGCAGCTTCGCTTCCAGCGTGAGCCGCTGCGCCGCGCCCCACAACTTCTCGGCAGACCCCGAGCGCACCGCGTCGGCGATGGCGAGGCGCGTCTTCGCGCTCAGCAGGTTGAACTCCGGCGACTTGACGATCTTCGTGAACGCCGGGATGAGCGCAGTGAACACGAGGCTGGTGCCGCCGGTCGCCATCGCTGCCGTGGAACCTGCCGCGAAACCGCCGACGCCGAGCGCGCTGCCGAGCACCGACAGCGACTTCATCAGCCCGCCGGTCTGCCCGGTGCGCCGCGTCAGTGTGTCGGCGATGGCGTCGCGCAGGTTCGACTGGAAGGTGAAGTCGGCGTTGTGCGGCTTCACCTCCGGCACGAGGTTCCCCAGTTCCTCGCGCGCGATGTTCGCGCCGATCTTCGTCGTGCCGCGCCGCGACTCGTCCGCGATGCTCGTGCCGAGCCAGCCCTTGCCGTCGGCGCCCGCGACGACGCTGTCCCAGTTCTGCCGCATCGAGCGCAACGTGTCGGCGCTGATCTCGTCGCCGTAGCTGGCGACGTTGCTGATCATGTTGTCGATGTGCGCGACGGCCTCGGGCACGTCGGCGACGAAGCGGCCCGCCGCGTTGTAGCTGCCGAAGCCCTCCTTCGCCTTCTCCAGCGCGGCGATGATCGGCTTCGTGCTCGTGCGCGTGCCCTCGACCGCGCCGATGACATCCTCGATGCCCGCCCGCCCGAGCCGCGCGCCCTGCCGCGCCTGCTGCGGCACGCCCGCCGCGATGGCCTTGTCCATCACGGTGCCCGCCCAGCCCAGCCGCGTCTGCCGCACGCGGCGCTGCACCTCGCGGCGCATCTCGTAGACGGCGTCGTTCACGACCTCGTGCGCCTGCCGCAGCGTCGAGAGGTTCGTGTTCATCGGGTTGATCCGCCCCTTGCCGGGCGTGAGCAACTCGACCGCGTGCTCCAGTGCCTCGCGCGTCTGCGGCGCCAGTTCCACGACGCCCTGCTTGTCCTTCAGCAGCATCTGCTGCGCGGTGGTCTGCAGGTCGGTGCGCGCCGACTTCAGCAGGCCCGACACGTCGGCCTGCCGGTGGTTCGCCATCACCTGATCGATCTTCTCGCCCGCGCTCGTCGCCTTCGCTGCCGCCGACTCCTGCAGCCCCTGCAGCCCGCCCGTGCCGAACCAGTCCACCTCGCGGATGATCTGCTCCGCGTTGGCCTCCACGAACTTCTTGTTGCCCTTCATCGTCGGCGCGATGGCGCGCCCGAGGCGCACCTTCGCTTTGCCGACCATGCGGTCTGCCGCTGCGTCGAGCGCCGCCTGCGAGCGCCCGCCCATCAGCCCGCCCGTGATGCCGCCGAACACCGTGCCCGCGAGCGGGTCGCGCGTCGTCGCCTGCCCGAGCACGCCGCCGATGACGGCCTGCTTGAGCGCCTCCGGTGCGCGTGCCGCCGTGCGCGCCACCATGCCGCCGGTCGCGCCCTTCTCGATGAGCGCCGTCAGCCCGGCGGGCAGTTCCATCTCGGGGTTCAGCGCGAGCGCCGCCGCCAGTTCGGTGGTGATGGCGCCCGCGTGCTGCGCCTTCCCCTGCGGCGTCAGCACGTCGGTCATCGCGCCGAACTCGGGTGCGCCCTCGCGCCGCACGCGCTGCTCTTCGGCGCGCTTCATCAGCGCGGCCTCGTCTGCCGTCGGCGTGACGGCGCCGGTCAGCGGGTCAGCCTTCTGCGACGACGGCGGCACGATGATGTCCGCTTCGTCATCGAGGCCGAACGCGTTCTTGACGTGCTCCTTGCCCCACCAGTCTTCCGAGGCGCCGCGCACGATGCCGGTCGGGTCGTGCGTGATCGCGCCGTGCCCGAGGTTGTAACCGAACTGCCCGACCTTCTTCGCGCCGCCCGTGATGAAGTCGTGCGTGCCCTGCGAGAGCGCGTCGAGGCCGCTCACGAGCGCGTTGTCGCTGCCCGTCAGTTCGCTCAGCGTGACGCCGCCCTCGGCTGGGTTGTAGGTCATCAGGTCCGAGAGCGTCTGCCCGACGCGTCCCTCGGAGAGCGGCGTGATCTCGTGCTGCCGCTTGCGCGGCTTCACGCCCGCGCGCACCGCTGCCGCCGCGTGCGACGCCATCGGCTTCATCGCCGGAGGCAGCGAGACGACCTCGACCTCGTTGGGATCTAGATTGACGATCTCGTCGTCGGGCATGGGGTTCTCAGAAGTACTGGTCGATGCGCTGCGACTTCAGCGATCCGTCGGGGTTCACGCCGATCACCTGATACGTCTTCCCGCCCTTCCGCACGATGGTGCCCTTCGGCGGCGCTGCGCCCGTGGTCTTCGCGGGCGCCGTGGCCTTCGGCGGCGGCGCACCCGCGCGGATCGCAGCGGGCGTGCGCCCGGCGTCGCTCGCCTGCGGCGGCGCGATGGGCGACTCCGTCGGCGCGCGTGGCGTCGGCTTCGGCGTCCCGGCGCTCTCCGGCAGCGGACGCGTCTCGTTCTCCACGTCGAGCGTGCGGTAGGACGAGGTGTCGTTCACGCTGCCCTGCGGCGAGAGGAACAGCCCCGGCGCGACCTTGTAGGCGCGCAACTGCTGCGCGGAGTTGTCGAACAACTGCTGCTGCCCCTTCGCGAGGCTGGAGTAGAGCCGATGCGCGCCGCCGACGATCTCCAGCGTCTGCTTCTTCGTGAGGCGCAGCGCCGTGTTGCCGAGCAGGTTGTTGTATTGCATCCGCAGCGAGTCGGGCACGCCGCGCGCGTTGCTGACCTGCGCCTGCTCGCCCTCGCGCACGGTGGACCCCGGGTCGAGCATCTTCATCCACGCGAACACCATCGCGATGTCGCCCTCGGAGGTCTGCGGCCCGCTCGCGAGTGACGTGATGGTGTCGTAGGCTTGCGCGCGCTGGTTGAACGGCTGCGACGCCTTCTCGTAGCGCGACGCCACGCCCATGCCGAAGCGGAGTTGCCCGGGGTTCAGGTTGCTCACGCCGTCAGGGTGCCCACCGTTCAGCAGCTTCTGCCGCTGCAACTGCAGCAGCGCGAGGCGCGCCTGCGTGATCTGCTTCGTCAGTTCGTCGGGCGGCTTCGCGCTCGCCTTCGCGAACTGCTGCAGCGCCTCCAGCCGATACGCCGCGCGCTTCTCCGAGTCGGGTTCCTTCCCCGTGCTCTCGCGATACCCGTCCACAAGATCCTGAAAGATCGCGTTCGCGTCGGTCTTTGTGGACGAGATGCCGTCGGGCGCGCCGGGCACCGGCTTCGCGATGTTGCCGAGCGCGGCCAGTTCGCCGAGGGTCATCAACTTCCCTCGGAACATGATCGAGTTGCCCGCGTTCATCTTCGCCACGTCGAACGTGCTGCCGGGGTTGTTCGCGCGAAGCTCGGCCATCGCCTCCTTGTAGACCTTCGTCGCCTGCGCCGCGATCTTCTCCTTCGCGCCGGGGATCATCCCGCCGGGCATCGCGTCCATCGCATCGACGCCGAAGGGCGCGTAGATCTTCCGCTGCGACGCGAGCCACTGCCGCGCCACGTCGGGGTCTTCGAACTCTGCGGCCTTCTTCGCCAACTCGGAGAGGATCGACGCGCGGTCCTTCGCGTGCGTCCACGACTGGTTGTAGAGCGCCACGTCGCGCGCGTACTGCTGCTTGCTCCGCTCGTAGCGCAGCAGACCCATCTGCCGCTGCTGCTGGTTGAACTGCTCGTTGCCAGTCGCGGCGCCGTGCATCACGCCCGCCGCTGCCATCTTCCCGCCGGTCAGCCCGGCGATGAGCGCGGCGATGCCGGGGATCGCGGCCTGCAGCACGCTGCGCTTGCGCGACGGGTAGAGCGACCGCTCATCGAGCACGGGCGCCTCGGGCATCTTCAGCCGCGAGAGCGCGCCCGCCGCAGGCCCGTCCAGCCCGTCGCTGCCTGCCGTCGTCGCCGCGTCATCGACGCCTGCCACATCGGCCCGCGCGGCCCCGAGCGCGTCTTCGTCCACCGCAGGCTGCTCGCCGAGGCCCATGTTCGCTTGCAGTTCTGCGCCGAGGCCCGGGATCGCCGCGTCTTCGTCGTGCGCGGGCGCCGCGTCTTCATCGTGCGCGGGCGCGTCGTCGCCGCCGTAGCCGGTCGGCTGCGCGCCGCCGCCGCTGAAGTTGACGTTGCCGAGCGCCTGCGCGACGGCGCCGAGCGCACCGCCGCTGCCATCCGCCGTCAGCGAAGGCAGGCGCGTGAACTGCTCCTCCTCCTCCGGCTGCTGCGGCTGCATCATCTGCGGCGCGCCCTGCAGCAGCGCGGCGAGCGGGTTCGGGTTCCCGAGCAGTCGCTGGAAGGTGTCCATCGCCTACCCGTTCCGGTTGTTGAGATACGCGTTGAGCGCCGACGACCCGATCTGGCCCGCCGCGCCCCACACGGCGGCGTTCTGCTGCCCCCGAATCTGATCCTGCTGGTTCTGGTTCTGCTGCATCTGCGAGTACTGGTTGAAGATCGACCCGGCGGTCGGCCCGCCCGCGAGCACCGACTGCAGCGCGCCCATGCGCTGCTGCGCGATGGCGCTCGGCAGCGCGCTCGTCTCCAGCAGGTTCGCGCCGCGCTGGTCATCGTCCAGATACTGCTGGCGGCGCAGCCCGGCCATCGTGGTCGCCGCGTTCAGCCCCATACCCTGCTGCTGCACGAGCGCCGACAGCACGTTGCCGAGGATGCCCGCGCGCGTGCTCTGCCACTGCTGCGCGAGCGCCGCGTCCTCACCGCCGCGCTGCGCGAGGTTCCCTGACATCGAGACGGCGGTGTCGCGCCGACGGTTGCGCTCGTCGGTGACGTACTGCAGCATCTGCTGCGTCTGCATCGCACGGGCCTTCTGGTAGCCCATGCTCGTCTCGGCGCCGAGCGCCTGCGCCACGCCGCTCGACGGCGCCAACCCGCGCGCGGCCATCTGCGCGGCGTTCTGCTGGTACGCCTGATCGCGGTCCTGCGCCATCGAGTCGAAGAAGCGCGCCTTGAGCGCGGCCTCGTCGCTGGTCGAGAACGGGTCCGCGTTCAGTTCCTTCATCCGCTGCGTCGTCGCTTTCGCGAACTGCGGCGTGTACTGGTTCGTCGCGCCCGACTGGCTCGCAACGCCCTGCAGGTTGCCGAGCGCGGCGTTGAAGCGCGGGTCGGGCTGCAGGTACTTCCCGAGCGCCGCGTTGATGTCGCCGTAGCCCGGGCCGGGCTTCGACAACTGGTTCATCCGCTGCCCCCACGCGCCCATGATGGGCTGCGTCAGCGGGTCATCGAAGTAGGTGTCGGGCGTGCTGCCGTAGCCGCCGGGCTGGTAGCTGCCGGTGCCCGGTTGCCCCCACGGCGACGGCGCGCTGCCGCCATACGACGGCGCCGAGTAGCTCGGCTGCATCGATGTGCCCGGGTTGTAGTACGGGGTCGGGTTTGCCATGAGGTGCCTCTACACGTCGTACGGCTTGCGCGCTGCAGCGGTCATCGCGGCCTGCGCCGACGGGGCGCTGTTCTCCATCCACTGCGCGTAGTTCGGATCCTGCTTCATGTAGCTGGGCAGCAGCCCGGCGCTCTGCGACAGCAGCAGCTTCCGCAACGGCGACTCCTGCTCCATTTGCTGCGTCTGCTTGTTGATCAGCGCGTCCATCGCCGCCGAGGTCGCGGTGTTCGTCGGCTTCTTCTTCTTCGCGAACAGCGCGCCGAGGCCCGACGCGATCAGCGGGATCGCGTACTGCCAGAAGCTGACCCCGAACAGCGCGAGCAGCACCGCGCGCCCGCCGAGTAGGTTGAACAGAGTCATGCGCCTCATCCCCCGCTGTTCCGCATCCACTGTGCGAACTGCGGATCCTGCTTCATGTAGGTCGGCAGCAGGCCCGCGCTCTGCGACAGCAGCAGGCGCCGCAGCGGCGACTCCTGCTCCATCTGCTGCGTCTGCTTCCCGATCAACGCGTCCATCGGCGTGTTGTACTGCGACCCTTTGCCGCCGCCCCGGTTCGCGAGCGCGTAACCCGCCATCGCACCGCCCGCGCCCGCCAGATACGGTGCCGCCGCGCCGAGCTTACTCTGGTCGTCTTCCTTCTTCGCGCTGCCCGGGTAGGCGCTCTTCGCCTTCCCGTACATGTCGTAGGCCGTGCGCGCGTTCTTCAGCAGCCCGCCCTGCGCCGCCGCTGGCGACCACGCACCCGCCGTCGTGGAGCCGGGGTAGCCTGCCGCCGCGAGGGCACTGTGGATGGGCGAGCCGACGCCTGCGGCGTTCGCCAGCAGCCCGCCGCCTGCGCCGACCGCACCCGCGCTCGCCGCGCCGGGCAAGCCCGCTGCCGCGAGGCCGCTGTAGATGGCCGACCCGGGCGCGGCGGTGTTCGCCAGCAGCGCGCCGCCGCCCGCTGCGCCGCCCGCTGCGCCACCGGCTGCGAGCAGCGCCGGGATCCCGATGCCCGCCCCGAAGGCCGTCAGCGCGAGCATCGTCGGCGACTCGGAGTAGCGTTCCCAGAAGCCCTTGTTCTTGATCTGCCCCCCCACCGTCGCGTACTGGCCGGGCTTCACGCCGAGCATCTGCTCGATAGCGCCGCCCGCGCGCATGTTGTTCAGATAGCGCGACTGGTAGTCGGTCTGCGACGGCGTGTACGTGCCCCCCATCGACGGCGTCCACGTCGCGTGAACCCCCTGCGGCATCGACGCGCCGTCTTCGATGAAGACGACCTCGCCTTGATTGTTGATGCCGTACGCCACTCAGACCTCCAGCGCGACCATGAACGCCGCGCTCGGCACCGACGACGCGAGGTAGATCCGGTTCTTGTCGGCAGCGCGCGTCACCCGCAGCGGGACGATCTGCGCGCCGACGATCCGCAGCGGGAGCACCTGAATCATGTTGTAGGGTGCGACCGCCATCCCGTGGACGATGCTGAACTCGGTGTTCGGCGTCGCCGCTGTCACGCCGTCGAAGTAGTACAACTGCAGGTTCTCCGCGCGGCTGGCCGGGTCGGGCTGACCGAGCCGCAGGTTCGTGAGCACGTACTCAAACGCCAACTGCAGCGCCTTGCGCTGGTCCGTCGGGAACGACGCCAGCAGTTGGTTGACGTAGGACGCCTGCGCCATCGCTACACCGGGTTCAGACGATACGCCCCGAACTCGCTCTGGTCGTCCTTCGCCGTGCCGCCGATGGTGCCCGCCACACTCGTGTAGGCTTGAAACTCCACGTAGTCGCCCGCGTTCAGCAGCAGCATCGACATATCCACCGCGCTGCTGGTTGCCGCCGCGCTGCTGTTCCCGGGCCGGTCCTCCGTCGTGATGACCGCGCCGTTTTTCATAATCCGCGAGCGCACGTTCGCGTTGGTCGCGTTCTGGAACTTGCCGTAGACGAGGTAGTGCCCGCCCTGCCCCGCAGGCACCGTCAGCCGCGTCGGCGATCCAGCGGCCCACATTGGCCCGGCGTTGAACTCGGTGCCGACCCACGACAGCGTCGTGTAGGTCGCCGCCGTCAGCGCCACGGTCGCGCTCGCGTTGAAGACCTTCGCGCCGATGTAGGTCGGCCCCGCTGCCGCCGACACGGGCGGGTTGGCGTAGGCGATCACCCGCCAGAAGCTGTTCGCCGTGTCGTACCACAACGTCACCGACCCGCCCATCGAGATCGCGAGATCGGTCGCGCCGGGGCAGAGGATCATGTTCGTCGCCGCCGACGACGCGCTCTGGTTCTTGATCGTGAGCACGTTCGCCGGAGACACCGCCATGCCGAAGACGACGATGGTGATGAGGCGTCCCGACGCCTGCGCGAGCAGCCCCGTCAACTGGCACGGGGCCGACAACGACTGCCGCACGACCGCCGCCACCGAGAGGCCCGCTGGCGCGTAGTCGTTCTGGTTCGTGCCGATGGGCGGCGGCGTCAGCACGCCGCTCAGCGTGAAGCCCTGCGCGCCCCACAAATTGTGCTGCAGCCCGCCGAGCAGGCCCGCCTCGATGGCCGCGATCTCGTCCTGCAGCAACTGCACATGCTGCGCGAAGATCGTCTGGCCGTCGCTGCGCGCCGGGAACGTGACGGGGCCGCTCGGATAGTTCGCCATCAGTTGAATCCGCGCATCTGCGGCTCGGGCCGCACGCCAATCGCGTAGGTGAACAGCTTGAACAGCCCCGTGCCGACGTAGGTCGCGCGCACCGTGATCGCGTTGCCTTCTGCCGTCAGCGGAAGCATCGACGTGAAGTAGCGGCGCTGCTTGCCGCTGTAGCTCGACGTGCCGTAGACCGACACACCGTACACCGAAATGCCGAGGCCCGCGATGTCGATGGGCAGCACGCAGACCGACGTGTCGTCCACCAGCACCTCGACCGTGAGGTTGCCCGCCGTCGGACGATACTCGCCGAAGAGATCGATGAAGCGCGCCCAGCGGCGCGCCGCAGGCAGCAGCGCCGGGCCTTCGTAGTAGCTCACCATCGCCGCGCCGTCGTCGCCCGCGCCGGGGATCGACTCTTCGGCCAACTGGCCCCGGTCGGCCTTCCACGTCCAGAGACGCCCCTGATCGCCCGCGCTCACCTCGCGCCCGTCCCACGGGATGTAGCCGCCGATGACGCGCGTCGTGCTCGTCCACGCCGACGTGCCCTCGGAGATCTTCGTGCGCGCGAGGTCGAGCACCCACTCGCCCGGCACCGAGATGTCGTAGAGGCGCGGCACGCTGATCCGCACCTCCTTCCGGTTCGGGTGGTAGATGACCGCGATGCGCTGAATGTCGCTCGGCGCGACGTGGCTCATCATGTCCTGCCAGCCGGTCCAGATGTCGTCGCTGAGCAGCGTGTCGGTCGCGCCGTCGAACAGGTAGACGCCGCCGTCAGACGCGTGCAGCACGCCCGCTTCGATCTGGTAGACGCTGCGCGGCCCGAGCGACCCGGCGACCGCGCCCGCGCTGGGGCGCACTTCGAAGTCGAGCGAGGTCTGCCCGATGATGAGGTAGACCCCGGTGTTGCCGAAGACGATGAGCGTGTCGCCGAGCGCGATGAGCGCGGTGATCTGGTCGCCGCGTTCGAACGGGATGTCGAGGTAGTACAGGCCCGGCCACGCCTGCGGCATGAAGATCTCGGAGAACCAGATCCGGTTCGTGATGTTCGCGTCGCGTGCCCACCAGCGGTTGCGCCACACGACCCCGAAGCTGAACGCGCCCGGCAGCGTGTTCTTCGTCGGCATCTCGACGCCGTCGGGGAAGAAGAGGCCCGGCGCGGTGATGTCGAACGTGGTCGTCGCGTTGGGCACGCTGCCCGCGCGCCGCAGCACCGACTCGCCCGCCGTCACGTTGCGCGCGTAGATGTACTTCGTGCTGACCTGCGGGTCGGCGCTGACCGCCATCGTCACGCGGATCGTGAGGTTGCCCGCCGTCGGCGAGATCGTCGCGACCGGCGAGCCGCTGCTTTCGAAGCTCAGGCCCGCGTCGCCGTAGGTGTAGGCGACCTCGTAGCTGTTCGACACGACCAACGTGCCGCCCGCGACCAGCGACAGCGTCGGCGCAGCAGGGGCGGTGATGCCCATGTTCGACCACACGGTGCCGTTGATCGACTTCTTGATGCCGCCGAGGCCGTCGAACAGCGCGACGAGGTTGCGGTCGTAGACGAAGTAGTGCTCGTTGGTGACCGAACGCCCGGTGAGCGTCGGCGCGCCCCACGCGCCGCCATCGGTCGGACGGTAGACGCTGCCGTTGTAGCTGGCGAGCAGGAACGTGACCGCCGAGAGGTAGATGCGCCGCCCGCCCTGCGGACGCAGCCCGCCGAGGTTCGTGGTGCTGCGTGTCTGCCAACCGGGGAACGGCTGCAGCGCGCCGGGTTCCTGCAGCGAGATGTTCCGCAGGAAGCGCGCGCGATCCGGCTGCAGCAGCGTCGGCGAGTGACGCAGATCGATCCCGGCGGTCAGGTCGTTGACCGGGACAAGCTGGTACGGCTTCTGCCCGATGGCCGTCTGCGCCATCGGTTAGTACCCGGGTGGACGCTGGTTCGCGGTGCCCGCCACGCCGCTCGCGCTGCCCGTGAGGCCCGGGATGAAGTAGCCGTAGCCCTGCGGGTTCTTCACCCACGTTCCCTGCGCGGGCGCAGGCGCGGCAGGCTGCGACTGTGGCGCGTACGGCACGTTGCCCGGCGCGCCACCCGACACCGGACCACCACCGAACCCGCCACCCGCGCCGCCGGTCGGCGTCGTGAACTTCGGCCCGCTGCTCCCGAAACTCACGGGAGGCGCCGCAGGCAGCGACGGCATCTTCGGCGGCTCCAGCAGCCCCATGCCGGGGATGTTCGGCTGCGGCATCCAGTTCTTGTCGCCCGGTTCGGGTGCTTCGAACGCGGGCTTCTTCGGCGGCTTGAGGCCGCTCGGCAACTTGAACCCGCCCGGCGGCAGCGCGGCCTTGATGCCGCTGATCGCGCCCTGTACCTTGCCCGGGATGTTGCCCGGCAGACCCGGCAGCTTCATGCCGCCGCCACCCGGCGGCTTCGGCCCGCCGCCCGGCCCGACGCCCGGGGCCGCGCCTGCACCCGGGGGCTTCGGTGCCGCACTGCCCGGCCTCGATGAGGGACGCGTGGTCGCGCCGCCTGCGCTCGCGACTGGCCCGGCGTTCCCGAACCCGCCGCCTGCGAATCCGCTGCTGCTGCTGGTGCCGCTGCCGGTCAGCGCGTTGAGCATCGTCTGCAGCCCGGGCTGACCCTGCTGGCCCGGTGCCTGCGACGCTTGCGCTGCGCCTGCGCCGCTCTGCCCGGCGAGCAGTCGGCCCGTCAGCGCGTTCTGCCCGGTGTAGGCGGGCATCGCCAACTGCATCCGCTGCAGCGCCTGCTGCACGGGCGTGCGCCGCTTCTTCAGGCGCGGGTCGCCCGCTTCCTGCTGCGCGGTGATGGGAGAGAACGATTCGCCGAGGGCCATGCGTGACTCCTAGTAGTAAGCGAACGAGGGATGGGCGCCGGTCGGACCCTGTCGCGCCTTCGCCTCCGCAGCGGCGGTCGCCGCGCGCTGGTCGGCGAGCTTCTGCGCCGCTGCGGCCTCTGCGGCCTTCTTCGCCGTCGCTGGATCAACCTGCGGTGCCGCCTGCGCGACCTGCCCGTACGGGTTCTGCCCGCCCATGAGCATCGCGATCAGCGACTCCATGCCGCCGCCCTGCGCGGTCTGATAGGGCAACTGCGTGCTGCCGCCCGAGAACTTGCTCGCCGAGTCGCCGCCGCCCCACTGCCACGCCTTCCCGCCCGCGCCTGCGCTCTGCAGGATGTCCACCGAGCCGACGCCGGGGATGCTCACGTCGCCCGGGCCGATCTGCCGCGCGCCCGGGTAGGCCGCTTGAATCCGCTGCATCGCCATCGCCATGTTCTCGGTGCGCGGCGGGATGTCCTGCAGCAGGCGCCCGACGACGTACTTCGGCGTCTGGTGGTTCGGATCCTTCCACTTCGTGTTGTCCCAGCCGGGCATCGCGTTCGCCTGCGGCATCTGCGTGATCTTCGGCTGCGGGTAGCCGTCGGTGTTCACGCCCTGCGGCGGCACGTAGGCGCGGCCCGGCTGCGGCGCGCCGCCACTCGGCTGGTAGCCGCCCTGCTGCTGCTGCGGTCCCTGCTGCTGATACTGCTGCGCCTCCGACGAGCGCGCGATGTTCGCCACGGCGGCTTGCGCGCTGCCCGAGCGCATGTAGTCCGCGATCTCGTTCGCGCTCGGCGTGCGCCCGAGGTACCGCTGGTAGGCGCTGACGATCAGCGACTGCGGCGACCCGTTCTGGTACCCCGACGGCGGCTGCTGGTTCTGGTAGGGCTGCATGATCTGCCCCATCCACGCCGCGTAGGGATCGCCGCCCTGCTGCTGCGGCGCCTGCGGGTACTGCCACGAGGTCGGCTGCGGCGACTGCTGCGGCTGATACTGCGGCGACGGCGCGTTCTGCTGCGGCTGGTACTGGTAGCCGCCCGGCTGCTGCTGCGGCTGCGACTGCGGCCACGACCAGTTGTTCGGCGCGCTCGACGGCGGCTTCGCCTGCGACTGCGGCGCGCCGGTCTGCGTCGGCACGCTGTACTGGTAGCCGCTCTGCTGCGGCGCCGGTTGCCCCCACGCACCCGCCTGCGCGCCGCCCTGCGAGCCGTAGCTGCTCGCCGGGTTGCCTGCGGACGACTGCTGCATGTAGGGCGAGGGCTGGTTCTGGTACTGGTAGCCGCCGCCACCGTAGCCCGACGAAGGTCCGTACTGCTGCGCCATCTAGCGCCTCCGGTGCGACCGCCGCTCGGTGCCCTGCCCGCCGTTGTCGTCGCCCTCGCGCGTGATAGGCGGCGGCTCCGGCGCTTCGATCTCGACCGGCGGCGTCTTGATGACGCGCACGACCTCGGTGTTGTCATGCACGGCGCAGTGCGCGCCCTCGGCGTCGAACGTCGCCGCGTCCATCACGATGCGGCACCCGCAGCCCATGATGGCTTCGCGCGACTCGTAGGTGACCGTCTCTTTCGGTTCGGCAGTGGCGCGCGTCGTCATTTCAGTTCCTCCACCAGCGGCCCGGTCACGCCGGGCGATCCCTTGAAGCGCGGCGGCGGCGCTTTCACGCGCGACACCACGTAGCAGTTGTGCTCGACACAGTGCGGCTCGGCGCTGCCCGACTCCGCTTCGTCCAGCGAGAGCGAGCAACCGCACGCGAACGTCACCTCGATGCGACTCATCGGCGCGGGTCATCCTGCACCGCGATGCCGCCCCGGCGGCGCGCCACCTCGCCGAGGTAGTCGCGCTGCTTCAGGATCGTCTTGTGCGCGCCCGGCGGGCTGGTGCTCTTCGCGTTCCAGTCTTCCAGATACGCGCCGAACTTCTGCACTTGCGCCTGCTCGGCCTCGGGGTCTTTCCGCAGCCGCTCCAGCACCGACGCGGCGAAGTGTGCGATGCCCCAGTGGAACGGCTCGATGTCCGGTCGCCCGTCGAACGGCACGTCGGTGTCGTTCTGCATGTCGGCGGCGTTCGCCTGAATCGGCACGATGAGATCCCACGTCTCGCTCGGCGTCACCGACGGGATGGGCAGGCAGACCAGCCAGTTCACGCCGTTGACCGGGTCGTGCCCCACGTTCTCCGGCACGCCGCGCGACGTGCTGTCGCGCCAACCCGGCTTCACCTCATCGAGGTAGGCCACCGAGCGCACGAGCACCGGAGTCGCCGACACGGCGCCGGTCGCCGCCACCGTGTGCCGCAGGCGCAGCGGCGCGCGCCCGAAGCTCACGAAGCGGTTGAGGCTCGCGGCGTCGAAGTCGTAGCGCGCCTGCCCGGTGATGAGCGGGAGGATGACCTCGCGCGAGAGCGAGATCTTCGCGAGGCGCGCAAACTCCTTCTGCGCGCGGTTGATGGCGTACTTCCGCCGCGCCGTCGTGAACAACTGCGTGGTGTCGTAGCTGCCCAGTTCGTGGTCGAGCGCCGCCCCATACAGTTCGGAGAACTGCATCGGCTACCTCGCGACGAGATAGACGCCGCCCGTGCCGCCCGTGAGCGGCGTGGTGACGCGCGCGCGCACGCACTTCGCCGTGCCCGCAAAGCGCGACGGGGCCGCGACGCCGTTGGCGATGACGGTGATCGCCGTGCCGATGGGCGTCCACGCCCCGGCGAAGTTCGGGTCGTGCGACTCCTCGATGGTGATCGCGCCCGCGCCGACACCCGCGCCGCCGACGACGTAGAAGGTCAGGTTCGCGCAGCCCGCGACATCGACCGCCGCCGAGGTGCCCGACGCGACATCCTTCAGCAGCCACTTATCGACCAGCGGGACGGTGAGGCCCATCAGAACACTCCACCCGCCAGCGAGTAGATCGTGACGGCAGGCACCGCGCCCGTGCTGTTGATGACGACCATGAACGCGCGCGCGTTCAACTGCGCGATGGTGATGGCGGCAGGCGACAGCGTGACGCCCGTGCCCGCCACGATGGTGCTGGCGAACGCAGCGGCGCTGCTGTTGCGGATGACGAACTCAAAGCTATTGCCGGGCACCGGCTGACGCCCGAAGACCGTCAGCGCGTCGATGATCTGCTGCGCCGTCGGCGTGGTGTCGTTGCGCGCGGCGCCGTTGCAGTCGCGCAGGATGAGGCGCTGCAGCAGGTCGCTCGCGAGGAAGGTGACGGGGCCAGCGGTGTTGTAGCTCGGGAGGCCCGCCTGATCGGAGGGCCGGAAGACATAGTCGATGATCTTGCGACCCATCGCCATGACGCCAGTCGCGTGCATGAGGTGCTCCTTGTCTGAACAGCCACGAACTAACAGCGCGCAGCGGGAAGGGGACCGCCCGCCGCGCGCCTCCCTACGGCACTACGCCCCGGCGGTGCCGTAGATGTTCTGCCAGAGGAACGCGTCCCATGCCTGCCGGAAGCGCACCTTGTAGATCCGGTTGCCCGTCCGCGCGTCCTGCATCGCAGGCGCGGCGGTGATGCCGACACGATCCACGCACACGAGGCCGTGCGTCTCCTTCGCGGAGGCCACGAGGTACCACGCGTCCTGATCGGTCAGGTACGGGTTCGTGAGGATCGAGATGTTGCGCCGACGCTTGATCGGGTTCACGTCGTTGTCGTTCGACCCGGGCAACTGCGTCGAGTTGAGCAGCCGGTCGGCGAGCATCTCCAACTGCGGCGGCACGTAGAGGATCCAGTTCATCACGGGCGCGACCAACTGGCCCGACTCCAGCTTCGTGTCGGTCTGCACGTCCACGATGGCCTGATTGAGCGAATCGTAGGAGAGGTCGGCGTCCGTCGCGGGCCGGTTGCGCGCCGTGCCGCCACCCGCGAGCACATGCGCGGTGTTGAACAGCGAGACGCCGTCGGGCGCGAGTTGCGTGGTGAACCCGAGGTTGAACGGGATCGCCGCGTACTTCTCCTGCACGACGCGCGCGCTGAACGCCAGCCACGACGCCTGCCGCTGCAGCACGTCGAACTGGTCGTCTTCCATCGCCGTCTCGGTCACTTCGAAGCCGAGGCCGAACTCCACCGGGGTCACGTCCTTGCTGTAGCCCGGGCGGATGAGGTCGAACGCGTAGACGCTGCCTTCCGGCTTCTCCGGCACGTCGCCGAAGGGCGTCACGGTCTGGAACCGTTCGAACTTGCGCGACGACGACTTGCGCGAGTACACGTCGGTCCAGATGGGGGGCAGTTCCTTGAGTTGCTTGCCGAGCAGCGCGTACACCGTCTTGTCAACGTTGTCGTATAGCGCCGCAAAAGTTCCACGAACCTGCATGGCGGTTTCTCCTGCTGCCTACGGGTGGAAGGTTTGCGCGCTACGACGCCTGCGGCGTCCGCACCGAGTTGATGAACTTGAAGACGACCTTGCCGTTCACGTCGGCCACGGCGTCGATCAGTTCGGTCACGATGACCGCTTTGTTCGTGGTGTCCGCGAGGTTCACGCGGAAGATGTCGCGCCCGGCAGCGGCATCGAGCACGAGGCCGTACTGCGCGCCGACGTTCGCGAGCGCCAGCGCGCCCGTGTCCTGCACGCGCCCCTGAAACTCGGTGTTCTCGTCGGCCATGTAGACGCCGATCTTCCGGTCGGTGACGCCCGACGCGGCTTCAGCAGCGATGCCCACGATGGCGGCGACGGCGGCTGACGCGCCCTTCACGATCTTCCCGGCGGTCAGGATCACGACGTGCCCCGGCTTGAAGGTCTGGCCCGCACCCTCAAGGAAATACATGATGCGCGTGTTGCGATAGGGCCGAGGCCCGTCGCCCGCGCCTGCGACAAAAGTGACCATAGGAACCCTCACCCGTGAGAGGAAATGCCGTTGGGTTAGGGTTGGCCTCGACGCAGTCGCGACCGGCCAACCGAGGGTCACGAGCAGCAGCACGCGCTGGGGGTCACACTGGACCGGCGCACGCGTGATACGCCGGGAGCGAAATGCTGGACGGGAGTCGAGTCGGAGGCCCAACGCGCCTGCCCACTGGAGTAAACAGGCGCGCGGTTCCAGTTCCTTCTACGACCCCGTCAAGCGACGACAGTGTAAGGACCGTCGCCGCCGCGTGTCAACTTCAGAACAGCGCGGGCGGCTCGGGGCCGAACAGCACGTAGAGGATCACGAGCGCCGCGAACGCGAACCGCAGCAGCGTGATGGCTGGTCCCGAGACGCTGCCGAGGGGCAGGCCGACCAGTTCCAGCAGCAGCGGGATGACGAACGCGAGGATCACCACGAGGATCACCGCGTAGACGAGTCGCCAGAGCAGCGCCTTGAGGTTCATCGTCCACAAGCTCCTATGGTTGGGGTTCGTGTTGTTCAGCGGCATCGAGTGTGCCCTCGGCGTCGGGCGACACCAGCGTGTCGCGCCCGATCTTGATCGACCCGACGACCTCGCCGATGTTGTCGCTGTCTTCCGGCGACAACCCGCGCGCGTGCGCCGCCGCCACGGCTGAGTCGCGCAGCGCCTTGCCCGTCATCGTCCGCTTGTGCTGCTCGTGCTGCTTTGCCTTGATGCGCCGGTAGAGCGCCATCGGCATCTTCATCAGGGCTTCCTTGCCGCCCTCAGAGCGCCGCACGAACTCGGTCGCCTTGTGGGGGTTGCTGACCGCGTCGATGTTCTGCAGGTCTTCCCAGCGCACGGGCGCGTAGCCCAGCGACTGCTGCGCGATGTGGTGCCGGTTCGGCATCGCGAGGTTGATCCACCGCAGGTACCACTTCCGCCGCGTGCCGCGCGGGTCTTCGTGCTCCTCCGGCTCATCCTTCAGCCGGATCGGCAGCGCGTTCGGCAGCGCCGGGTCCGTCAGGCGGCGCTCGGCGACCGCGATGTTTTCGAAGTCCTTGAACGCGTCGAGCAGCGCCTCGTCGCTGATCTTCAGCCCCTGCTGCTTGATCGTTTCCTTCAGGCGGCTCTTGACGCCCGCCTGCAGCTTCGCCGTCTCGATCTCCAGTCGGCTCTTCTTGCGGTCGCGGTCCATGCACTACTCCAGTCGGTTCGGCGCGCCGGGGACAAACCGCTCCAGCGACGCATTGATCGTTTCGTCCTTCATGCCCGTGCTCTTCAGGCGCTCGCGGAACACGTCGTCCAGCACGACGCCGCTGCGCGGACGCCCGCCGGGCGCCTCGGTGAAGATGGGCGCCCGCAGCGCGCGGCCCATCGGTGTTCCCCGTGGAACACTCTGCCGTGGCGCGGCGCCGCCGTTGCCGTTCTGCGGCGTGGTGCCCAGCATCGTCTGCGTGCCGAGCGCCATCATCAGCACGGCCTGCTGCACCTCGGGGTTGCCGAGGTGCTCGGGCGGCGTCGCCATCAGTCCCTGCTGCACGAGGTTGCGGTCGATGCCGAACTGGTCGGCCACGCTCAGGACGTGCTGGATCACCGGCTGCGCGGCCAGCGACATCGTCGTCTGCTGGAGCGGCGCGAGCGCCTTGCTCAGCGCGGCCTCGGTGCTCTTGCGCTGCCGCAGCACGATGCGCGCGGCGGTGCGGATGTCGGGGTTGCCCTCGGTGTCGTAGAGGCCGAGGTCGTGCGCGACCTCCTGCGCCTCCTTGTAGAGCGCGCGGTCGTCCTCGCTCGGCTCGCCGGGCTTCTTCGGCGGCGGTGCGCCCGTCGCCGCGCTCTGCAGCAGTTCGATCCCGCCGGGCAGCGACATGACCTGCCGCAGCAGTTCCTGCGACGACTGCAGGTTGCCCTCGGCCATCTGGCGGCGCTCGCGCTCGCGCACGAGGTCGTTGACGACGGTGCGCTTGCCGCCGGGCAGCGGCGCGCCTTCCTCTTCGACTTCCTCGTCGCCATCGGGCGGCGGCTCGTCGCCGGGCGGCGGCTCGTCGGGATCGACCAGCGGCTGCGAGAGATCAGGGGCGGGTGCCGGGGCTTCCGGCTCGGGGCCGGTCGGCATCCCGCCGACGGCATCTTCAAGGACTACATCGGCCATAGCTCACTCCACGACGGCATCGATGGCCGTCTCAGGGACCAGCACGCACGGCCAGTCGTTCACGCGCACCTCCTCAGCGGCGAAGGCGTCGAAGATCACACGGTCGTGCAACTCCACACTGGTGACGGCGTCGCCGGTCTGCAGCACGAGGCCGAGGCTCGACTCGCGCACGTAGCCCGGCAGCACCACCAGCCCGACGGCGCGCACGCGCGGCGGCAGCGCCACCAGCACGAGATCGCGCCGCAGCACCATCGGCCAGTCTACGCTCGGGACGAGGTCACTGCGTGCGGCCATCGGACATCTCGACGTTCGGGTTGCGCTCGCGCGACTCGGTCGGCGTCGCGAGCGCGATCTTCCGCTTCACGTCCTGCAGCAGTTCGCCCGGCAGGTTGATCAAGCGGCCTGCGGCCACGCGCGCGGCGACCAGTGCGATGGTCTTCGGCCCGACCTCGGCAGTGGGTTCGGTGCGCGCGAGGTGTTCGATCTGGTCGGAGAAGGTCCGCACGCCGAACAACTTGTTCGCTTCCGCAGCGATGACGGCCCAGCCGGGGGACGTGAGCAGCGTTTCCAGATCCGCCACGCGCTGGTTGAGCGCATCGAGATCGACCTCTTCGCGTGCGCGGCGCTTCACATGACGCTCCCCTGCGACCCGCTCGACATGCCCTGCATCATCGACGCGAGCAGGTCAGGCGGCACGTTGGGCATCCCCGGCGGCGGCGCGGGCGCCTGCTCGGGCGGGCCTTGTGGCGGCGGCGGCGGGCCTCCCTGCGGCGGGCCTCCAGCCGGTGGTGGACCGGGCGGTCCCGGCGGCGGTGCGCCTCCCCCGGGAGGAGGGCCACCCGGCGGCGGCGGTGCCCCGGCACCCGGTCCACCCGGCGGCGGCGGTGCGCCCGGTTGTCCCGGCGGCGCCCCGGGCGGCGCGGGCGGCTGCTGCGCCGCCATCTGTGCCGCCTGCTCGGTCTGCGCCTGCCACTGCCGCAGCGAGCGCATCAACTGCCCCTTGTTCGGCGAGTCGTACAAGCTCAGCGCCTGTTCGAACAGCGGGATGATCACGTCGGGCGACGCGAAGACCTGCTGCAGCGTCGGGTTCATTTGCGCGAACCCGCCCATGACCTGCATGAACCCGTTGTAGTTGCTTCGCTGCTTCGACTTGTCCGCGCTCTCGACGCTGCCGTGCGGCTTGCCGTGGAAGGTGCCCGCGAGCGAGGCGCCCGTGATGCCCTGCTCGGCCATCTCAATCTGCCGGAACTCCAACTGCCGAATGAACCGCTCGCTCGGTTCCAGCGGCGCCTCGTCGGCGGCGCGCCGCCACAACTCGTGGCGGATCTTGAACAGGTCTTCCATCGTCTCTTGCAGGTTGCGAACCTGCTCTTCGATGCGAACGAAGCTCTGCTCGGTGACCATCTGCACTTCGCCGAGCGTGCGCGACTCCTGCGGCGCGCTGCCGAGCGTCACGTCGTTCAGCCCGCTCAGGCGCTCGGCAGCGTCGATGATGCCCTGCTCGCGCCCGGCCATCGACGCGCTCACGTCGGGCAGCGTCACCGGCTGCACGTCGTTCATGTCCTGCACGGTGATGACCGCGCCGACGCCCCACGGCTCTTCGTCCATGTCCCAGCCGCTGTTCCGCAGTCGCTTGATGGGCGCGTTGTTCACGAGGTTGCTGCGGTCGGCGACCGCGTTGCGCGTGCCCATGTGCTCTTCGCCGATGCTCGCGAGCTTATCGACGTGGCTCTCGCCGTAGACGTTCAGCGGGTTCGGCGCCGGGCGGAACAGCAGGTAGCGGGGCAGGCCGAGGTCGTCAAGCTGGATGCGGAGGATCTTCTTGTGGATGCTCGACAGCGTGATGATGTACCACTCCTCGTTGCCGTCGTTGTCGAGGTCGAGCAGGCAGTGCAGTTCCCACAGTTCCTTCTCGATGGTCGTCGGCGTGGTCTGCGCGGCCACGTCGATGCCCCCGGCGGTCACGCTCTGCGGCAGTTCGGTGCGCGTACGATCGCTGGTCGCCGCGAGATCGGCGACGGCGTCCTTGTCGTAGAGGCCGCTCTTGCCGCGTGACTCCAGTTCCTTCAGGCGCCGCCAGAACCGCTTCGCGTAGCACCACACCTCAGAGTCGTCCTGCGCGTGCGCGGGCAGCATCAGGAAGTCGCGCAGCGACACGTTGCGGTAGCTCGGGCCGCGCCGCACCGGCACGAACTCGTCCATCGCGGTCGCCATCACGCCCGGCTGCGACGGGTCGTCGGCCTCCTGATACTCGCCTTCCTCGTCCTGCATCGGCTGCGGCTGGTAGTCGTCGCCGAGCACGACGGTGCCCGTCTCCTCGTCCATCTTCGGCGCCAACTGCTTCATGCTGCGCCGCTTGATCATGTCGGCGCGCTCGCTGCACTCCAACACGCCCGTACCCTCGATGAGCGACAACTGCAGCGTGCGCTGCAGCCAGCCCTGCAGCCGCTCCTCTTCCAGCTTCCACTGGTGAAACTCTTCGACCATCGCCGCGCGCTCAGCGGCAGCGCCCCAGCCGTCCACGACCCACACGGGTTCCACGAAGATGGTCTTGCAGAAGCGCGCGCGCATCGCGTCGATCTTCTCGGCGATGATCCACGTCGAGAGGTCGGCGGCGCCGGGGAACGGCAGGTCGCGCACGTTGCGCTTGCCCTGCTTGTAGAGCCAGTGCCAGTAGTCCAGTTCGCCGCCGGGCTGAATGACCGGGGCACGCGCGGCGAGCGCGCGGTCGATCTCCTCGCTCAGCATCTGCACGAGCGCGGTCTTCTCCTCCTCGCTCAGGCGTACGTCGAACGGGGTCTTCTCGCGCTTCGGGGCGTGCGGCGGGCGTCCGAGGGTCTTGCCCGGCAGGTACGGCGGCATGGTGCGGAGTCTACCGCTTCTTGCCGCCGCTCTTCGGTTTGCCTTTCGGACGAGGTTGGCTCAGCGCAGGGAAGGTGCCGGTGGTTTGCATGAGAGTGACCTCGCAGCGTTCACAGAGATCCACGTAGTGATGGAGCACGCCGGGAAGGGCGGCGTCGGCGCGCCACGTTCGATGGCAGCGCCGACACTCGACCCACGTCTCGTAGTCCGCGCGCGTGGAGACGGTGATGTCTTCACGCGGGTTCGATGGGAGCCACGAGGCGTGTAGTCCCTGACGGCGCGACAGATGCGCCCGCGCTGCCAGTCGTTCCTTGTGCGTTGACGGTGCGGGCAAGGACGGTCACCAGCACGAAGGGCGTGCCGATGAGCACCGCTCGCCGCCCGCAGATGCAGACGGCGAGGTAGTGCCCACACTTCGGACAGCGGAGCATCAGGCGCGGACGAACCGCTTCCGCAGCTTCGCGGCGAGGCCGAACAGCCCGCTGCCGAGCAGCACGAGACTCGTCGGCTCCGGCACCGCTTCAAGGTTCGCGTCCGCGCTGCCCGCATAGCTGGCCGCGAAGTTCGCGATGGTCGTGTGCGACACGCCACCCACCGAGTAGGTGTTGACGTGCAGCCCCGGCGTGATGTTGGAGAACGCCAGCCCGAAGCTCTCGGGGTTGATGAGCGACAGCAGCAGGTCGGTCGTCAGCACGAGCGGCGGCGACTGGGGCGAACTGTTCGCCGTCAGGATCGCGCCCGTGCTGCCCGTGCCGCCGAACTCCAGCGCGGCGCCGAAGGTGCCATCGAGGTAGTCGAACGTGCCCGCGCTGTTCGTCAGCGAGAACGTGCCCGCGAACCGCTGGCTGATGACGGTGCCGCCGATCAGCAACTGCGCGTCCTCGGTGCTCGTGGCCGTGAACGTGAGCAGCGCGTTGGGGTCGGTCGCGCCGAGGATGATCTGCGTGATGTTGACCGACGACGTGGTCGAGAGGGTCGTGGTCCCGTCGCCGTTGTCCACCGCGAAGAACTGGTTCGGCGTCACGTTGCCGAACGTCACGATGGTGTCTGCGCGGGCGGGAGCGGCGAGCGCAAGCAAGCCGACGAGCGCGAGGGCGAAGAGCTTCATGGGTGCGCGATCTCCTTGACCGGGGATGCCCAGTGTGCGGCAGAGCTTACTACTTTTTCGGCGCGGCGACGGCGTCATCTTCGACGGGCACGAGCACCCAGCCGTAGCGCACCGAGTACTTCAGTTCGAACAGCCGCGTGTCATCGACCACCGGATCCGGCGGCAGCACGATGGGCAGCGAGATCTGCGGCGGCGCGCCACCCTCGGGCAGCGTGTTGTCGGGCGTCACGGGCGGCGGCGTCGGCACGGGGCCGGTCGTCGGGTAGTTCGGCGGGTGCGCCGGGCCACCACCGATGTGCGGCGGTAGACCACCACCGACGGGGAACCACGGGTGCGGCGGCGACGGATGCCCCTGCCCGTAGCCCGGGTCAACCGGCGGGCGCACGCCCCAGCCGGGATCGACAGGACCGCCGGGCGCGCCGACACCGTAGCCGGGATCGACAGGCCCGCCTCGGTCATCGAGGATCGTGATCAGTGCGAGATGGCTCTTCATGCGTGACTCCTGACTGGGGTTGTGATGGCTGGCGAGGATAGCACACGTCAGCGACGACGCCCCGGCGTGCCGCCGAAGCGGATGCCGCGTCGCACCATCTGTCGCACGTCGGCCTCGTCGTGATCTTTCGTCGCGAGGTGCCGCGCGCGCGCCTGCTCCTTCTCGTGATCGACTTTCGTCGGCTGCGCCGGGCCGTAGGCCAGCACGACGTACTCGATGGCGTTCATCGCGTGATCGTAGAACCCGTCCTTGCGCGCGCGTCGCGTGTTCGGCGATACCGCGTGCGCGATGCTCCGCTCGTCCCACACGTAGCCCGCTTCCAGCGCGTCGATGAAGTGCGTGCTCTCGACCACGCCCTCGGGTCCGCTCAGCCGCCAGCGGTCAGGGTCCACGGTGAACGCCGGGCCTTGCCGCGTCAGCCGCTGCATGTAGCCTGCGAGGTGCTGGATGCAACGGTCGCGCGCGTCAGGGTGGTTCGCCCCACCGATGGTGTAGAGCATCACGCCATACTCGCGCAGCACGTCGGCGGCGCTCACGCGCGTGCCCTGCGAGTTGTTCTGGTCGCCCGCCGGGTCGCCCGTGCTCCAGACCTCCATCGGCAGCGTGCGCTCGCCTGCCGCGTTCGGCTCGCCGCCGAACCAGAGGTGCCGCAGCGCGACCGCCATCGGCGCGAAGTCCTCGATGAACTGGTCGCTGCCCAGCAGCCCGCCCAGCACGCGTAGCTCGCCCCACGGCAGGATCTGTGCCCACACGACTGCCGGGTGACTGTGGCCGAAGTCCCAGCCCTCCAGCAGCGGCACGCTCGGGTTGAGCGCCAGCCGCTGGACGTGCAGCCGCGCGTGGAACACGCCCGCGTAGACGGGCTTGCCGATGATGGGCAGGCCGCGCTTGCCCTCGATGAAGCGGCGCCGCAGCGCGCTGCCCTCGGGATGCGCCTGCTCCAGCGTGTCGATGTAGCTGTCGCCGAGGTTGTGCCGGTTGTCGTACACCGAGGTCCGCAGGTAGAGGTAGCCCTCGCGCGTGTTGCGCTCGGGGAAGTCGCTGGCGATCCAGTGCGTCAGGCTCGGCGGGTTCGGCGTGAGCAGCACCTGATGCGGGTAGCCGGGCTGCGACAACCGCGCAGGCACGTAGGCGCGATACACGTCCTCGGGCACCTCCTCGGGCTGGTCGATGCCGAGCACCGCCAGCGTGAGGCCCGCGAGCTTGCCGTAGCGACTCGTCTCCTCGGCGCCCTTCAGCGCGCGCAGGTAGACGCGCGACCCGGTGCCGACCACTTCGTCGTACTCCTCGTCGGCGTGCCACTGCAGCGCGATGCCGTGCGTGTGGCACCACTCGCGCCAGCGCGGCTTGAGTTGCGCGTCGAGCGCGTCCTGCGTCCACCGGCAGAGCGCGCAGCAGATGCCCGGGTAGTCCACGCAGTAGGCGGCGACCTTCGCGACGAGCGGCGTCGTCTTGCCCGCGCGCACCGCCCCTTCGAAGTCGATGTAGGGCCACACGTCCGC